AAGCCGGTATAATAATCGGCTGGACGGAATAACCGATACTTTCGAGGTCGTTGCAGATTCTGTCAACAATAAATTGCTGACGCATTTCCGTCTCCAGGTAACTTTCTCCTTCGAGATCCGTGTAACTTCCCACTTTAATTTCATCACCGGGGAGTACCATGCTTGTGATTCCAGCAACGTTTTCACCAATAAACCAATTGGGTCGGATTTCGTCAACTCCCCTAAGCACTTCCGGCCAGAGGTAGCGGTCATCTTCCGCTCCTTTTCTTGATCCGGCACAAGAAAAAGGCTGACAGGGGAATCCTGCTGTAAGAATATCGATTTTTCCCCGCCATTCTGAGAAATCTGTTCCGAATATGTTTTCATAATGTTTTATATGAGGATAATAATATTTAAGTACTTGATGGCAGAATGGATCTATTTCACAAGAAAATGCATTCCGCCATCCCATCCACATGGCCGCTAATTCACATGCTCCTATGCCAGTGCAGAAAGAAGCGTGCACATATTCTTTTTGTATCATTATAGTTTATCTATTTCGTTTCGTTGGCACTCGATAAAGTACCGGTACTTGTTAACCGTTTCCATGAGTTTAATGTTTGACTTTTCCAATTCCTGATTTCGGGCTTTGAGTTTTTCGCATTCGTCAAATTTTGCATCATAGGACCTGGAAAGCATGTCGAACTGATGGATACTTACAACTTCATCGGATTCTTTCTTTTTGTCCTGGTATTGGGGTTGTTTTTCTACTTCTTCAGCAATACCGGAGTAGTCTCCTGATAAGGATGTGATAATTAGTGCTATCATGATTTTTTATTTAATTTTTTATACAAAATCCGCCTCTTTTACAAATATCCCGTTGATAAGTTTCCCCTTCCGGTCTTTGATTTCGTTGTATGCATATTCAACACATTCACTGAAATCAATACCCAGTTGTTTTGATATACAGATGAGAGTGACAACCGTATCCCCGATGCTGTCTGTCTGTTTTTCCCTATCGCCTTTGTTTATTGCCCGGGCCAGTTCTCCGAGTTCTTCAACTGTTTTACACATCTGTACTTTTGGATCCTGGGTATGCAGGTTTCTGTCGACAACCCATTGCTCAATTTTTTTAATAGTATTTTCAATCATGTTTTTTTATAATTTACACATTCAATTTTTCTGTCCACGCAGTTTTCATGCGGCACCACCGAAAACGGGCAATCAACCAATCCGAATTTCCACGGTTGGTAGTAGATACATTTCCGGCAGTCGGAATAGTTTGTTGACAGACGGGAAATGATCGGTTTTGGTTGTTTGGGTTTCGGGGTGCGGGGCATATATTTTATTATTAAAAAGGACAGATACTACAAAACAGTTAACTTTGTAGCGGATTTTAGCCCGTACCGCAGCGAGATATGGCAAGGCTCAAAGCGGGCTGGGGAGTAAACCTCCTTTTTGTTTAACTTAAAAAGTAACATCATGGCTAAAATCCAAGTTCGGGTTAGAACCCAAGTACGTACTACTGTAAGAACAACTGTAAGAGTACGGAAATAGTTCTAACCATGGGTGGGTGTTAACGGCATCCACCCTTAACTTTATCTGTCCTTTTATATTCATGCTGATTCTTTATTAAAGAGGAATTTATGCTACTAATCCGTTTTGCCTTGATAGGTTTGAAATAATTGCGTACATTTTATCCAATGCGCCTACACGTTCAGCTACATCAATAAGACTCTCATTTTTCTTTCTGGCGTAGGAACGCAGTGCAATATGATAATTGTAATAAAGGGTTTGGTAAATATGGTCCCACACATTCTTTTGAGGAACATTGAAGTGCATGGAATATTTGTTTACCAAAGCACGGACTTTATCTCTCATGCTTAATTCAGGAACAGCATCAGTAAAAAGAGGGAGTGATAACATGTCTTTCTGCGCTTCTTCCCGAATAGCTAATACCTCATTAACTTTCTGCTCAACGGTTGACAATCTCTTTTCATGTTCTACCATGATCTGACATTGTTTGAGAAGCATTTCAGCCGGGGAAAGATTGCTTTGTTCTGTTCGCTTTTCTATTTCTAATTGTTCCCAACGTAAAACCAATTTAGCCCTTGCTTCGTCATTGAATTTTGTTGCGACATATAAACATTCGGTTTTTGTCAGATAATAGCATGGTCTATCTTGCTTATTAGCATCTTTATACGTGCCCAGCGCAAAATTGCGCCCGGCTATTTTTAACCAAGATTCTTCCATGTTTCGAATTGAACGCATGACATCTTTGTGTTCTCTTTCGGTAATCTGTGCAATTTCTAACGATGACATTCTACCATCGTTAGAAGTAATAATCAATTCTTCCATATTTGTGTGGTTTACTTATTTTTCAAACGAATCAAGATAAAGCTGCGCCATGCAAGCTCCGTGATAATCAAGGCTTGCCTTATGCGTTTTGTGGAACTCAGCAAACTTTCTGAAGTTGCCGGAACTGAGAATAAAGTAATACGCCTGATTCTTGCAGTTCTTTTCGATCTCTAATTTTTGTCTTACTTGGATTAGTTGTTGTTGCAACTCTTTTACTTCGGAAAGTAATTTACCCTCGTTTCGTCGGGGTGGACGTGCTGTAATGGTACTATGATTCACATTACTTACAGATTCACTTCGCTTTGCCATACGTTGATGAATTATAAGTTAATAAAAATAAGAAAGTCGCCGACTTCCTGTTCTTTTGGCAAAGCGAACATAACACTTACAAAGAAGGCTATGCAACTCAGGACTTCGACGACTTATAATTTACTTATGGATATAAGTCACGATATGGTATAAAAAATACCTTCATTTGTAATTTGTGGTGCTCGCTTTGCCAATTGAGCACCACAAATATACGGCTATTATCCATAATTGCAAAATTTAATGTAAGATTTTATTTCCTGTCTTCATCGGGCTGAATATTCAGAAATCCCAGGCTTCCATCATCATTATTTTCCATTATCCAAAATAATCGTTATATAAATCTTCAAATTTTTTTCCGATGTATTCTGCATCATCAGATGTACCGCAGCAAAGCCGAGAGCCGGTGTACGCGTACGTATGCGCGTAGCTCGCATCGCAGTAACGAAAACCGGAGGAACGCCAAACAAAATACGGATAATATTTATACTGGCTTGAATTGGAGTAATCTGCTTTCCAATCGTTGTTCATTTTATTTGCAGCTTTGAAGATTGTTTTCAATTTCATGAATGCGATTTCCGACTTTCCGAGTCCACAGTCCATTAAATGCTGTTCGTCAATCGGCTTTTCTCCTATGATTTCACAAGCATCATAGTATGTCTTTACTGCGTCTTGAAAGTTTTTCAGAAATGTTGTCTTCCCGAAGTTCGATTCAAGTACTTCTTTGAAGTTTTCGGATGCTTCAAAGTAGAGTTTCTTTGCTTGTTCTTCCGTTATCTCTAATGTCTTCTTCATGTTTTTTCTTTTAAAGAATGAGTAAATATTCACGATATAGTTTTTTGAATTGTTCTGCGGCGTATTCGGCTAATTCTCTATTCTTAAAGCAAAGCCGAGAGCCGGTGCTCGCGCGCGTACGCGCGTAGCACGTATCGAGGTAACGAAAACCGGAGGAACGCTGGTATTCTCCTTTTTCAACGTAAAACCAGTTGTAATACTTACATTCATCCCAATTTGACCAATCTGGTTCCCAACCTTCATTCAATGCTCTGATAATAATTGTAAGCTTGTAGAATGCGATAATTGATTTCCTATCTTTCTCCGGAAGCATATCTACAACCGGCAGGTCGTTAGGGTTAAGTCTGAGATGCTTGCAAGCATCCTCGAAGGATTTAATTTTGTCTGTGATTTTTTCCATGATATTATAGTTTTAGTGTTATTGTTGTGGTTTTAAATTGTCCGGTATGCGTTCTTTGTCGTCCGGTATGTAGGGGATCACTTCTACAAACTTCGTATCTTCGATTTTTACTATCTCATAGGGTATTACAAATGTTGACAGTGATTTTTCGAGGTTATCCAATGCCCGGTTGATGTTTGATGCGGCAACTAGATAATGAATTGAGGATTCTTTCTCTTTGCCGAAGTTATCGCTATCGGTTATTTTAACTGTTGCTTTGTAGAGTCGGTCATCGTTTTCGTCATTTGATTCAATGTATTCTGTTATTTTTGACCGTTTCAGGGATTGAATGAGGTAATCCCCCTGAACTATTTCGGATAACTGCCTGCAACTCCTTTCTTCTGTTTCCGAAAAGCTCATTGCATCTATGAGGTATAATTCAGTCACTTTCTTTGCTTTGCCATCCTCATTTACTTTTTCGTATTTTACTGTGGATTCAAAATAGGTTGCTGTCATAATTTTAATGTTTCAATTTTTCAAGTTTCTTAACCAGTATCCCCGCCTTCCTTTGTCTTTCCCTCCCTTTTACATCCGAAAAAGAAACCGGGCTATCTTGTATCTCTTTGAGATGCCTGATTAGTCCGGCTTTATCCTTAAATAGAAAGGAAAGGATTTGAGCAGAAAGGGTAGATGGGATTTTCATGGAAAACTAAATTGTGATTGATGATCATGTTTGTGGTGGCATTCCCGGCACCTGATTGTAATGTTATTTACATCCCAGGCTAATTCCGATTGGCCTCTTTTTTGACATTCACTTACTGGAATATCGTGTGAACAATCAAGTGGAATACCTGCAGCCTCATTTCTATGACATTCCTCACAGAAAAGATAACCATATTTTTCAATCATCTGGGCTATCTTCTTTTCTTTGGCTGCTCTAATCCGGCGGTCTATGACCGATTTAAGAACATATTCGCCGGAGCTGGTCATGTATGAGTTCATCAAAAATTAATAAGGTTCTTTTCAAATTCTTCAACTGAAATGTTTTTGAGGAAGTATTTAAATAATACGTCCTTTACACGTTCGTATAGGTTTTGAAATTCGTCTTCGTCCATTTTATCGAAAGCAATAGACTTCGGAACTTCAATCCACTCTTTCCGGGCAATCGAGTATATCGGCTCACACCATCCGGCTGCCATTTCTACCGTTTTTCTGAATAGTTCGATGCTGTGCTTGAAATGCTCTACCGCTATCTCATTCTGATATTCCCAGGCAAGGTTAATGAGTCCGAAATATTTTCGGTGAAAGGAAAGGTTTCGAGGCCGCTTGATAGTGGCCTCGTAAACCTCTCCGATTTTCAACTTTTTCTTTTCCTCGAAATCTTCATCGAAGAGTGGTTTCAGACCAACGGAAGTGTTAAGGAGTTTGATTTTCATGGTTAGAATGGCAGACTGTCGTCATCGTCTGCCTGTGACGGGGAATTATTTACTTCGGATTGTCTTTCTGTTTGCTGGTTCTGCTTTTCTCCGGAAGAACAGAACACGAGTTTATCAGCCCAGATGGTTATGTCCGGGATGGCTTCACCTGTGTTTTTACTGACATAAGCAGAAAAGTAGGGATTGCCACGTACCCAAACCTTTTTCCCTTTTGTAAGGTATGCGGTCAACTTACCTTCGCTGTCGTATTTCATTACCCGGAGCCATGTTGTCTTGTCTTTCCCGTCTGATGTTTTTTCTGTTACACCGATTGAAAATGAGGTGTATGACTTGCCGCCTATTGTTTTCTGCTCGGCATCCTTGCCGATGTTACCTATAGCTTGTAGTTCTATCATTTTATTTGATTTAATAGGGTTGAAATGTATTCTCTGCACTCAATTACTTTATTTTTGGCAAGTACAATGTCTTCATTACTACGCTCAATGTCAAATACTTTTATTTTTAAGTTGTTTGAAACATCTGTATACGTCATATCTGCTAAGAACTTGTTGTATATGTCAATATCAAGTTCTTCAAAACCGTTGTCATAACAGTATCTTCGAGCTTCTCTTTCAATAAGATGTTGAGGAGTATCCGACAATACATATACAAGTTTCGCATGATGCCTATCTGTTAAGCTCATATATCCTTGTAATTGCCAATAATAGTCCAATGTGGGAATTTCTTCTTCAAGTATGGGGAATGATTCCCAAGACCAACTATTTTTAGCATCTATGACCAAATCAATATTAGGCGGTATTATGTCCGGCTCTCCGGTAAAGTAGTCATTTTCGAACTGTTTGTCATTCTTTATCAAAAATCCTAACCCGAGTTGATCGCCGATAAAGTCGATTGATTCATCTTCAACAATATGCCCTTTGTCCGTATATTTGCTACGAAACTCATAACGTCGGCAGTATAGTTGTTCTTTTAGCCATGTCTTGCAATAAGACATGGCAGTTTTGGTTAGCGGATTTCCCTTTCCAGTGCCGATTATTTTCCCTATTTGCGAACATCTGATTTTAAATTCCTTCATTGGTCAAAGCTTGCTCTACATCTTTAGTAATTGTCCATTTGGTCCGTAACTGACTGATTGTATATCCGTTTTGCAGCGCAGATTTACATTTATCGAAATTCACTTTATCCTCTATTTTCAAAACCGGATTTTGTGGAACCAGCTGACGGATACGAAGACATTCAACTTCTTCTCCGGCAAGTTTTGTCGCGGACGCATATACAGTTATTTTTTTCCCTGCCCATTCTTCAATGTAAGGGGTATTGTATATTTTCTGAATCATTTTTGAATTGGTACGGTTTAGGATCATCGGCTTTACTTTTTCTTTGAAGTAAGCTACTGTACATTCTTCTTTTTTGCCTCCAGTACTTGTTACTACTTCCCGGACGATCCGGTCAATAGTTAATGTCATGTCCTTCCCGTTATCCAAAGAATATACCCCTAGATAATCAGGATTTACCAGTCTTTTCCAATGGGTAAGATGCTGCTCTTGTGTTTTTTGATTATTTTCCATACTTTTGTTTTGTTGTTTGAAATGTGACGGGTAAGAGGAATCGAACCTCTTTCTAAGTACTCCAGTACAACCCGTTGCTGGCTTAATGCGCCTTTGACACGCGACTTTCGCCACTACCGGAGTATTGCCCGGTAGTTCACCAGCCCGCAGCGACAAACTGCGTGTTTTTTATTGTCTGTCAACATGTCAAAGAGCTTGGAGTTTTTTGTAAGGCCGTCACGTCATCAAACTAAACGGCCTTACTTTTGAGCCTACTATCCGGTTCGAACGGATGACCTTCGGAGTACAAAACCGATGCTCTACCAACTGAGCTAAGTAGGCGGGTTGCCCGTCTTCCCGGGCTGCCAGTTATTTTTTTCTTTTTGTCTTCCTCTTTTAATTCAACCTCTGATTCCAAATCGTCTTTGATTGCCTTCACGGCTTCAATTGTTTCTTTTGCCCGGCGGATGATGTCTTTTTGCTCCAACATCTGATTGATTGTTGTCGTGTAGTTGACTTCCTTTTCTCCCAATTTTTTACAAAGTTCCTCGTATCGGATTTCGGCTTCCGTCATTTGTCTTTCTGCGTCATCGCTCGCGGATTCTAAAGAACGTTTAACATCTCTTTCCCTCAGATCGAATAATCTGTCGATAAAATTAGCTCCGGATAAAATTGCTTTCAGTTTTTTCATGATTCCACTTTTAAGGTTAAAAATTTATGTTCGCCTATTAGGTCTATAGAATGTGTTTTTTTATTCGATTCTGTCATGGAGAATGTCCCAGAAAAATAAGCTTGTGGAAATCCTCTTAGTTCCCCATACATTCCTACATTATTATCTTCAAGCATATCATCGTACCAATTCCAAAATCCTCCATCTATATCTATTCTATAATAATCAAAACCTTGGGATACAATAACAGCCGCTCTCCCACAATATATGTCCATGGATCCATGTGGATTTCGATATTTAGAATGTACAAACTCTTCTTTTGGTTTAATTATTACTTTGTCTCCTACTTTGTATTTCATTTTTGTTAAAATTTAAATTCTGAGGTCGGTGCGGGATTCGAACCCGCGTACCCAGTTTTGCGGACTGGCTCCTGACCACTCGGACAACCGACCCTTTGCCGGAGCAACCTATATATATGGCCACAGTTACAATTGGCTGCCCCGGACTGATTAATTGTTGTTTATAATAGCACTCTGAGCCTTTACAAGTTCCTTATATCTCGATAATTCCTGTTTCAGTGTCTCACATTCCTGAAAGTATCTGTTCCAGGATGTATTTGCAGCATCGAGCTGCTTTTTTAAGTTTTCAATTTCTTTATCCTTTTTGTCACTTACATTTACATTTGCATTGTCGTTCATAACTTTTCCCTTTTAAAATTTTGCCTTTCGTGCTATCTCCCGACAGGACTAGGGCTACAATGTACTTTATATGTCACTTAAAAAAGGTCCGGTGTGAATGGAGATATTGTGGTGTAAAGAAAAGAATGTCACCGGACCAAAGAACTCACGGCTTTACAGTGTCGCATCTGCCCCTTACTTCCACCCGGGGCGGTGTTAGGTTTACTTTGTTTAAGCCGGACCAAACCTTGCTAAATTCCTCCGCCATTACGTATCTTTATCCCAGCTCCGATTGTTCCGATATGGTTCTGTCTGTTTCTTCTCCGGCCACATCGCCCACCCCAAAATACCGGACATTATTGCGAAAGGAAGACTATGGTACTGCCCTCCGTAAATACTGCATCCTAATATTCCAAGGGCAAGAAGAAAGGCTAATATTGAAAAAGTTCTCATAGTTTATCAATTATTCTATATGCTTCAATTACTTCACGGGTTTTTACCCGCCATTTCTGATTCCCATTTCCCTTATCAGGATTAATCAACTTCATTTTGATTGCTTGCTCCAGTTTTTTCCGACTGCCCAAATGCCTAATTGCTTCATTCCGGCTCATATATTCCCCGTAAGTTTCGGCAACGGCTTCCTTGACAACGCTCTTGGTGAAATCAATAAATTCAGCCATCGACATTTCGATACGATCGGTATTTCGGAGGATCAGGTTCATAATTATTTTAATCTTATTACATTTATCCCGTCTATAACACCCGCACTCGTTGCTTTATAAGAATATCCATCCCGATTAAGAAACCTTACTATTTTTCTTACGTGCATCTCTGTATATTCCCGGAATGGGACAAAAAGACACATTCCAGCCTGCATATCTAAAATCTGGCTTTTTAAAGTTTTTGGTTTATTAATTGCTATTTCATCCATTTTTATTATGTTTGTATATTATTTATTTTTTATGCTCATGGATTAGTGTTTTCATCTAATCACAAGGCAAAGATATGGTGATATTTTATTAATTCAAAACATATAGTGCTAAAAAATGTTTAATAAGATTGAATCTTTACAAAAATCACTTGATAATCAAGGAAAATATCTTCAAACGTTGTGCAAGAAAATAGATGATCTTATTTCTGAAAATAATATTCCTGGACAAAAAAAGGTTGGTTAACATGAGTAAAAAAGAAACAAATTTTAGTGAAGAACGTATAACTAATACTGATGAAAAAGTATTAATATTAATAAAAGATATTATGAGTGACTTCACCGAAGTTGTAAAAATGCTAACTGATACAATGAACGCGCAGTTAAGTATTATTAAGGATCAAGAAAAAAATAGTGCTGAAAGTACTCGCCTAAATAATCAGGCAATAAATCGACAATTAGATATAATAAATGATCAAAATGGATTTCTCAAAAAAATATTCGATCACATGGAAGGTGGAGATGATAAGAAAATATCTAAGGTTATAGAGTTTTGCCATCAGAGAAAACAAAATTGAAAAAAGTCGTGTGCTAATTTAAAATTATAATACATGGATTTTAAAGATCAAATTAAAATACTTGGAGAGCGTGCATCCAAGTTAAAAGAAAGTATTGCAACAGAAGAAGCCACAAAAACAGCTATTATACTTCCATTCATACAATCTCTTGGATATGATATTTTCGATCCAACAGAAGTGATACCAGAATGTGTTTGTGATATAGGAACAAAGAAAGGTGAAAAAATTGATTATACAATTTGTAAAGATGGAGATCCAATTATATTAATCGAATGCAAACACTGGAAGCAAGATTTAAATTTACATAGTGGGCAGCTTCTAAGGTACTATCATGTATCTAAAGCTAAATTTGGTATACTCACAAACGGCATAATTTATAAGTTCTATGCTGACCTAGTAGAGCCAAATAAAATGGATGACAAACCATTTTTTGAGATTAACATAGAAGACTTAAAAGAGGTTCAAGTTGAAAAGTTAAAAGAATTTCATAAAAGTTACTTTGATATTGAATCTATTCTAAATACTGCAAGTGAGTTAAAATATACTACAGAATTAAGAAATCTAATCGTTAAAGAAATAGCTGATCCTTCTGATGAATTTGTAAAATACTTTGCAAAACAAGTATATCCGTCAATGCTCACGAAACCAATTGTTGAACAATTTAGAGATATGTTAAGAAGAGCTTTTCAACAGTATAACAGTGATTACATAAGCGACAAACTTAAATCGGTAATAAAATCACAAACTGATGAAATTAAATCTCAAGATCAGGAACAACAAATACAAGAAGAAAGCCGAGAAGATTTAATTGTAACTACAGAAGAAGAATTGCAAGGATTCTATATTGTAAAATCAATTTTACATGGGATTGTTGATTTAAATAGAGTTATATATAGAGATACCATCTCTTATTTTGGCATATTACTAGATGATAACAATAGAAAACCTATCTGTCGTTTACATTTTAATCGATCGAATAAATATCTTGAAGTATTTGATGAAAATAAAAAAGGAACAAAATACCTAATTACGTCTCTTGAAGAGTTATATAATTATTCAAAAGAAATTATTGAAAGTGCAAAAAACTATTTGAATGACTAATACTTAAATATAAGCCAAAAATCAGGCAAAATGACCGAAAAAGAAAATATAACAATAGAATCAGGTACCGGATTAGACGGGAATGTTGGTCCGGTTGAAAACCAGTAGAAATTTCTATCAAAAATAATCTAACAAATTGATTTTCAACCATAGAAATAAGGACACAAATTAGTACTTAAAATCCTGTGGCCATTGCGGCCGTGCGGGTTCAATTCCCGCCTCGAGTACAATTTGAAAATCAAGGTGTTAGATTAGATTCTAACACCTTTTTTGTTGTTCTTACTCTACCTGATTAGGTAACAAAAAGCACACTTTTGTGCCCAAAAGAGGGGTATTCCAGTAGAAATCCAGTAGAAATTTTTCAAGGTTTTTGAAACAATTCATAAAAAATGACGTTCAAAATTAGGTCTAAAGGCTATTTTTAGCCCATTTAATAGTTAAAAAATCATAAATATCATGGAATTAAGTGTAGTGCTAAGAGACGTTTCAGGGAAAACAGGGAAAGGGAATATTAAAATTAAGATTAAGAAAAAAGGAGAAGATCCCACCTTTATTCCAACTACCTATTATATCGAACCCGCTTTTTTTGACCCTGATAATGGGATAATAAAGAAGGAATTCCAAGAAGCAGCAAAATGGAATTCAGATCTATTTGCTCAAAAAAGCAGATACGAGACTTATTATAAAGAACTCGGTGATTCGGTAAAAAATGCATCCGTCAAAACCTTAAAGCAGTTATTTGTTACCTACGACAATATCAATTCTAAATCCCAAGAACCTCTAAAATCTGTATCTGATTTCATTGGGGTTATCTCAAAGCAAATAGAAGACCTTAAAAATGAAGAAGCACCCGAAGAATTAAAAAGAAGCGGATATGCTTCTACCTTTGAAGGAACAAAAAACCTTATGATTGAATTTTTCAAATCCGAAATTATTCATTTCCAAAGTATAGACAGGAACGCTCTTATCCAGTTAAAGGCGTATTTCTTAAAGTACAAAGGCAAGGAAGTAACCTTTAATAAGCATCTCCGGAATATAAAGAGAATCTTTAATATTGCAATTGGAGACGGTTTGATAAGTGCCGACTTATACCCTTTCCGAAATTTCAAAATACCTTCGGATTATGACACGGAAATAAGGTGTATTGAAGCAGGTGTATTGAAACAGATTTACGATACAACGGGAATAGGGAGAGATTTTCTATTCTTGTCGTTCTTTCTGTGCGGTATGAACATGAAAGATATATTTTATATGCCATATTTTGAGAGGGGAATAGATGTAAAAAGGCTAAAGACATTCAGAAAAGCCGGTAATAAAGTAAAGCTAAAACTTACACTTCAACCGGAAATAATAGAGATTATTAATCGATATGCGGATTCATCAAAAACGAGATTGATAAAAACGTTATATACGGACCGTGCAACGCTTTTACGCATAGTAAACGAAAGCATCAGAGAATCAATAGACAAAATAAATAACAAGCGCGATTCGAAGGATAAAATACAATACTTTACCTTTGCCTATGCCCGCCATTCGTGGGCGACTATTGCAGGTAAACTCAGAATACCAGACGAAACAATAGACAAAGCACAAATGCGGTCGTCGCAAAAAGTTATTGAGAAATACCGTGAATATGACTACACACAAGTAGACGAAGCAAATAGAAAAGTAATAGACTATGTATTATATAAAAAGACCGGGGAATAGTCCCGGTCCTTTAAACTCTGTATTCATAACTTTATTTTTTTATGTCCTCAAAAACTTACGTCTATCCCTCAAAAACTTACGTCTATCCCTCAAAAACTTATATTCTTTTAATGGGACTAGGTAGAATTGAAACA